AGCATACCTATTCAATCAGGAACATATAATATATTTCAAAGTTCATTTACACACTTTAGTGGATATGGTAGATGGTATGAAAATGGAACACTATTTAACGAAGCGTATGATGGTGGTAGTTTTAACTATGGTTCAGAACAATCATTCAATGGTGGTGGAACACAATTATTTGTAATTGCAAGTGGTAGTGGTGGAGTAGGTAGTGGAAATCACGCTCAATTCCAAGTTCAAGACAACTATGATAATACTACTAGTATAAATGCAGATGCACAAAAGATATATATTGGACAGAGTTCAAGTGCTAGATTAGCACCTGCTGATATTAGAATTGGTGGTAGTGCTTCAGTATTAGTAAGTGGTAGTAATGGATATGTTAATCAAGTTATGGCAGCACCTGGTGCAACATCAGAAAAACCACAAACTACTATTGTAGGAGCAAGTAATGGTGGAACACCTTATAACAGAGTATTCCAAGGTATAACTGATTATGCTGGTTATGGATTACCAGAAACTGAAGATGCCTTTGCAATAGAATACTTTGATGGAACTTCCTATAACTATGGTTCTCAATTTTACTTAAATGGTAAATCTACTGAATTGGGTTGTAAAGCAGAAGGTGGAGGAACTGCTAATCAATCTATAATAAAATTACAAGATGATGGTGATGGAACTTCAACTGTTACTATAAAAGGAACCGATATTAATATCGGAACTTCTCAAGGTGCATATGCTAGTGCAGTTACTAATAATATTACAATAGGTAAAACCGGTAATACAATTGTAGTTAGTGGTTCTTTACAATCAGCGGTTAGTACTATTAGTATAGCATCACAGACAGCATCGTTAGACTTTAACGGACCATCAATACAAACACTTGAATTAGTAAGTGGTAGTGATACAAGATTAGAAGCTCAAAATAGAAAAGAAGGAGTAACTATAAACTTAAAGGTTGTACAACCAGGAACTGGATTTGGAAATTTAATATTAGATGCTCCATTCTTGGAACCAAGAAACTCTCCTTATACAGCATCACAAGAATCAAGTGCAAAAGATATATTAACCCTTGTAACATTTGAATCTTCGGATTCATCTGTATATGTTGCAAATGTAAAAACTTTTGATTAATATGAGAGTATCACCAGTAGCTTATTTACAAACACAAGGAACAACACCAGTAGGAATACCAAAAAGTGGTAATATTGTAATGAGGTTTGAAGATGTAAACACTAATTTTATTGGAAATGTTTGGACAGATACTGCAGTAAACCCAGTATCACAAATTATAACAGGTTCGAATACTGCTAATACACTCATAATATCAAACAATGGTTTAGAGTTAGATAATGTATCATCCTTAAATGATTCTCAAATTTCAGTAGAAAGTTTAGGAACAGATATTCAGTTTGAATCTTTTTGTGTTGTGTTTGATAGACCAAAAGTAATGGATAGTGCTGGAAATCTTCCAAACTATTTCTTTGATGCTAGAGATGCAAATACAGAAGCAGTAGATAATGGAGGGTTCTTAAACCAAAAAGATTCAACTGCACAAGGTGATGGTTCATTCCTTGGACCATCTGGTTCATTCTATGCTTGGTTTGCAGGAGATGGCTCACCAGCTCAATTTGATGTAGGAGCAACAACTACTGCTAATTTAACAAATGGAACAGGTAATAGTGAAGGTGGAACAGAACAATACCAATGGTTAGGACCTACTGGTAGAAGTGTAGATTTGAACAAGAGAGTAATGCATTTCAATTGTAATCCATCAGCAATTCCTGAATACAAACAAATACAATCAGCAGCTGAAGGTATGTATTGGGGTTCTAATGATTCAGCTAATGAAGCAAGTTCTATCAGATTCTATGCAATAATCTATTGGAATACTGCATTAACTTATACTGATTTTACACAATTAGTAGAATATTTCCAAGCAGAAGGAACAATTCCTTCGTAAAAATAAATACAAATATATAACAAGTTGTTATATTGGTAGATATATTAATTAATATAAATAAAAAAAAGAGAAAATTATGAATTCAAAAACTGTATTAGGTAAGATTATGGGTCTCCTTTCTTTAGAGAAAGAAGATACTAAACTTACAGTAGCTAAATTAGCTGATGGTACTCTTGTTGAATCTCCAACTTTTGATGTGGGTGAAACCTTAGAGGTCATTCACGAAGATGGAACAAAGACTCCGGCACCTGATGGTGAACACTTACTTGAGTTAAGAGATGAATCTGGTGAAATAAACAGAATCAAAATCTTTACTGAAGGTGGAATTATCAAGGAAAGAGAAAATGTTGAAATCGAAGCAGAAAGTGATGAGAAGATAGAAGAGGAAATGGCTGACGTTTCAACAGAGGAGGTGGATGCTTTACCCGAAAGTGGTAAATCAAATACTGACGTAAACGAACAAGTAACTCTTGAATCTGACGAAGAAAAACTAGTTGACGAGGAGGTGGTTGATAAGGATGCTGATATAGTAGACTTACAAACTAAACTTAGTGAACAAGATGGGAAGATTGAAGAGATGCGTGAAAGAATCGAAGAACTTGTTAAGAGATTCGAGGACATCAAAGAAGAAGAAGAAACATTAGAGGAAGAAATCGAAGAGGAAGCAGAATTAGAGTCTAAGAAATTAGATGGAGCTCCTATTGAGAAACCTGCAATGTTTAACAAAAACAAAAAGAACAATAACTTTAAAGTAAAGAATTATACTAATTCAGTACTTTCAAAAATGTATAGGTAATTCCTATCACTAAAAACAATTTAAAAAAATGAGAAAATTAGAAAAATTTACAACCGGTCAGCCTGTCATTAGTGGCGGAACTTATGCCGGAGAAGCAGCAGCGGGTTACATCGCGGCGGCTTTACTTTCTGCTAGAACTCTTGATAATCAATTGGTAACTATTAAGCCAAATGTAAAGTTCAAAGAAGTTATTCAGAAACTAGATGTTGATGGAATCGTACAAGACGCATCGTGTGATTTTGTAAATTCTGGTTCAACTGCTATATCAGAAAGAATACTTACGCCAAAAGAGCTACAAGTAAACATACAACTATGTAAAGAAGAATTCGTTGCATCCTGGAATGCATTACAACTAGGATATTCTGCATTTAATGAAATACCAAGAGATTTTAACGATTTCTTAGTATCTTACGTTGGTGGAAAAGTTGCTGAAAAAACTGAACAAGACATTTGGAGTGGTGTAACTGCTAACAATGGTGAGTTTGGTGGATTTGAAACAATCTTATCTGCATCTGCAGCAACACTATTAACTTCAGCAGTACAACCTGCAAGAGCTGGTGGTGATGGAGCTATTATTTCAGGTTCAATAACATCTGCAAATGTACTTACTCAACTACAAGGATTATATGATACTATCCCAACTGCCGTTTATGGTAAAGAAGATTTAGTAATCTATGTTGGTTCTAAAGTAGCAAGAGCTTATCAATCAGCTTTATCTGGTAATGCAACATTATCAAATAACTCTTACAACAATCAATTAAACGTTGGTGAGAAACCATCAAACTTCCAAGGTGTAGAAATCGTTCTTTGTCCTGGAATGAGTGATGATGTAATGGTAGCGGCACAGAAATCTAACTTGTTCTTTGGAACTGGATTGCTTTCTGACCATAATGAAGTGCGTGTTTTAGACATGGCAAATCTGGATGGTTCGCAAAATTACAGAGTAATAATGAGATATACTGCAGGTACACAAATTGGTATTGCACAAGACATCGCATATTACGGAGCATTTTAAGTCTAACAATTAATTATAAAAAGGAGAAACTATGAGTTGCAATATTACAGCAGGAAGAAACGAAGTATGTAAAGATTCGGTAGGTGGATTACAAGGTGTGTATTTCATCAACTTTGAAACTGGTTCGTTTTCTAAGGACGGAAGTGGAGAAATAAATTCACTATCTGGTTCTACAGCATATTTTTATGAACTCAAGGGCACTTCTACTTATACTGAAACAGTCAACTCTTCAAGAGAGAACGGAACAACGTTCTTTTCACAAGAGACAGTTGTTAATCTTAAAAAATTAACAAATGAAATGACTACTCAATTGAAAGTGTTAGCATATGGAAGACCACAAATCCTAGTATGGACTAATGCAGGTGATACATTATTAGCTGGAGAAGTACATGGGAATGATTTAACTGCGGGAACTATTCAAACTGGTGGAGCATTAGGAGACCTTTATGGTTATTCTGCTACTTTCACAGGTGAAGAATCTTTACCGGCCCCTTTCATTAGTGGTTCAACAGTTGCAAATCCATTCGCAGGATTAACTGGCGTTGATTTACCAACAATTGTATATGGTTCAAATTAAGTAGAATTACTTATTGAGACTAAATAAACTAAACCCTTCTCTTAGTGAGAGGGGTTTTTTTATGTCTTATTACGAGATAATCGGTAGTTATTATACTTTTACTATAAGTTATTATTACTTTGTTATAATATAAACAATTAAGTATGTTGAGCTATTATATATCACAGAGTAATGAATTCGTTGTACGAACACAACCTACTGCTAGTTTAGTAGTAAGTGGTTCTGGTACTGCAGAAGATATGACCCTTGTATTACAAGATATGATGACATATAGTTCATCATATTATCCTTTAAGTGGGTCTTACACATATAACCCATACGAATCTATACTTACATTTTCTCAATCGTTAGAAGGTAATGTAGAAAATGCACAAGAGTTTATAGTTCATTTAAGTGGTTCAGTAAGTGGTAGTGTATATAGTGGAACGATGCAAGTATATGCATCACAATCAATAGACAACCAAAGTAAGACTGTATATACAACTCAAAACGAAGAGTTTATATCAAATACAACAGATAACGATTATATAGTAATATGAAGAAACAAGAACAATTTTCAGTTTTAAACCTGTCAAGGCAAGATGTCCCAATTGTAACAGAGGATACTAAAACAAGATACGACTGGGTTCCAGTAGGAATATTAGACCAAAATGATTACTTTGATTTAGTAACTGAAGCATACAATACATCTACAACTAATGCAGC